CATTTTCGGCGTTTTCGCTGATCCAAGTGCCTGCTGGCTGATCAACGATGGACGCCGGTTCGTAGAAGTAGTGAAGCTCGACTTCGTAAGATGAATCCGGTGGAGGACCGATCAGGAAGGTGTCGTTGTCGAAGATCGCGTAGTAGCGGGGAACCCCGGTCGTCGATGTAGAGGGATACGCCTCACGGAGAAACGCAACCTCCTTCGGGAGCAAATACTCGTATGTGCCGTTGTTGTTCACGGCAATGGAGTATGTCGCCAGATAGTCCGTCGGGGTCGTGAGATAGCGATTGTTCGCCGTCAGGTTGCCCGTCACGTTCTTCTTGAGGACCGGGATCTGCACGTCATAGTAGATGCGCTGCTCGGCCTGCCGAATGATCGTGTCCATATCGGTAGTCGAGATACCATTCGAGTCTACCTGAAGGTAGCCGTGGATCGCATCTACAAGCTGTGCATACGTGAAGGCCATATCAGCCCTGCTTCTCCGAGATCCTCAGACCCTTCGTCGCGGCACCACCGCCGCGCATCTTCATGGGCTTCTTCAGGATCTTCATGTTCCCGACGTTTACACCGCGCCGCATGCCGCCTTCAACGGTGGCATCCGACGGGTCCTTGAGCCGTGCGTTCTGCTTCTGCATTTTAGCGACCCCGCTGGATTTTGGTCTTCTGAAGCCGACCGACACCGCTACCGGCACCAGCCCGCATGTCACGATGAGAGCGAGCGGGAGCATTCACAATGCCGCCAGCAGCCATCTTCTTTTTGCTCTTCTTGATGATGGTGACAGAGCTACCGCCCGTTACGTCACCGGCATAAGGATCGGCCATCTCCTCGATAAGGCGACGGAGACTTTTGCGCTCCTTGGCGGTGTAGCCGACCTTGCCGCCTTCCGCCATCTTCTTCCTGTACGTGTACTTCATTTCTTCCTCTTACTTGATTTTTCCGCGAGTGAGCCCACGCTGAGCGGAACCACAACCACGAACCATTCCGCCGGAACGCATGTCCTTTGACAACCTGCTGCCAACCTTCGGCTTGTAGGCTTCCGAATCAGAGCGCTTTTCGGGCCCCTTGTCGCTCAAAGGGAGGTTGATGTCCTTGATCGGCTTCGCTGTCGGCTTGTCTTCCTTGTCTCCGGAGGACATGCTGTCCGGCCACGCAAAAAAGTGACCATGAAACATGACTCCGGGTGTCCCATCTCTGTGAACACCAAAGGCCAGCGGACCAAGGCCGACAAACTTACCCGGCTCTGTTGGGGCCTTGATCGGCTTTGACATATCAGACCATCCTTCCGCGCCCGCGCCCGCGCTCAGCCTTACCGGCACCACGGACAAGGCCACCAGCCTTCATTCCAGAAGCTTTCAATCTGCTGCCAACCTTTATCGGAAGGTCAATATCCTTGATCGGCTTGCCTGAAGGCTTTTCCTCATCATCCGATGAATCCCCGGGGGAGTACGGGGATTCGTAGTAATTCTGGCTTGTCGGCACAAACTTGTTGCCAATCAGGACACCTGTCTGGCCCTCCCTATTTGTACCGGCAACAGCAAGACCCGTGCCGCCGAGAAGATCAACAAACCTTCCGGGGCTACGGGTGCCCATGCCCAAGCCCTGACTAAGCGCATAGATCATGTCTGCTGCGCCTGTCGCCGCCTCTTCTTTTGTGGGCTTGTCTTTTGCCATGTTATACCATCTTTCCGCGACCAACGCCGCGCTTCGCGCAACCACCGGCACGCTTCGCAAGTCCACCCTTGGCGAGGGCCATGCCGACACCCTTACGGGCGAGACCGCCACCACGCATATTCTTCTTGGCCTTCACAGCACCGCCCTTGCGGAAACCGCGACCCATCGGAACTGAGTCGGCATCGGATGTCATTCCGCCGCCAGCCTGATAGCCTGTGGCACCACCAATAGAACCACCACGGCCCATCGGCTGAGCGCCGGAAGCAATGCCCCGAGAGATAGCGGATGGCATTGCGCCACCACGACCCGGGAGACGCACTGGCTGAGCTTCCATGGATGCCATGGCACCACCACGACCCATGGGGACGGAACCAATATCAGATGTCATTCCGCCACCACGGATAGGGAGGCCCATAGCCCCACCGATGATGCCCTGAATGTCGGAGAACGAACCGCCACGGCCCGAGCGACCAATTGGACGATACATTCCCTCATTGCCACGCCCCGGCCTGCGCATATAGGCATCGCTTGAGGCAAGAGCCTGCATACCCGGCTTCAGATTTGACGCGCTACCGTAGCTGGTAATTCCGCCGTCCTGCATACGCTTGTGAGACTTACGGGCCTTGCCGCCATGCTTCATCTTCTTCATTATAGTTCTCCAGAGTAAGTGATGGGGCTCGGCACCCCGTTGAGATAAATGCCGATCACGCCAACCTGTCCGGTTCCGTAAACAGCGGGGTTTCCTACGGGGTTCCAGCCCCAGAGTTCGCGGCTGACAACCTGTGCAGTGTCAGGCCGGGGATTGTAGAGGGCTTGCGGATCGTTGATCGGCACACGCCCGACGAAATATTGAGGCTGATCCTTGTCGAGGCAATAGGGGCAGTTCTTGATGTTTGTGACGCGACCGGCGACGACTTGAGGCTTTAGCTCGTGGAGGTCATACCTCTGGTTGCATGTATCACAAAAACCGAATGCAAGTTTTCCTTTGGCATACGGAACGCTCATTCAGAAACCCTCCGTATCTGCCAGCCCTTTATGCCGCGAGATCTGCGCCTGACCTTCCTGTTCATGTGGTTAACGACATTTGGTAGGTCGAGACCAAGGGACTTGCAAGCTTCAGAGATCGTCGGGAAACGCAGGACAATTCCGTCCTTTTCGCACTCGACAGCAGACCCTCCAAGCGACCTAGATTTCTTGATCTTGGTCGCAAGTGAATATTTCCGGCCAACATTCCACTGATTGCCAATTTTGGCAGCGGCCATCCTTGCCCGGGCTTCGGGGGACCGAACTGCACCCTTGGTGCCGTCGCCTCCCTCAGTTAAGTTTACAATGCCAACGCCCATTTTACGAAGCCTTTTTATCAGGCCCCGCTCAAGGTCGAAGGCGATATCCTCCGTCGAACACTCCATCTTTCCCACGAGGATCTTGTCCTCGCCGTACTTGTTCAGGATGTTCATGTGATGGCGGTTGTGGTAACGCTTCTTGAACGACACCCGCGTTTCGTCGCCCTTGCCAACATAGAAAGGCGTTCCGTCGGGTTTACAGTGGATGTAGGCATAGAACGACATCAGAAATCATATCCAACAAACGGGATGAACCTGTCGCTGGAGCGATCCCGGTCCTCGTCGGCGGCAAGCTGGAACGCCTCGTCGTAGAGATCCTTCAGCATGGAAACCCTATCGGCGGCTTCCGGCTTTTTCAAGGCAATGTGATATGCCAGCCCGGCAACGAGGGCATTGTAGAACCGGAATGGGATCTCAATCGTCTGGCTTACGGGGTTCGTCGCGTCGTCCATACGCTTCAGATACCAGTACGCGAGCGTGTAAACGGTGCTAGAGTCCGGAACCGGCCAGAGCGTAATCTGTGGCGAGTTTGTCGCCCTGTTTACATAGATCTGGTAGGGACGCCCAGTCTGGTCCTTGGTCGGGATGTTTGCGTATGTGGACACCGAGATCCTGTTCAGGGAAATGTCGGTGTTGATTCCGGCGCTGCTCGTCCGGCACACATGCTCAATGTAGTCAATCGCGTCAGCCGGGAGCCCGTCGGCAGACGTGTAGGTCTTCTGACCGGCCACAAGAGTAATGGTGCCGGAACGAACAGTCCAGAGGTTCAGGCCCTTGTTGGCCCACTCCGCTAGGAGGAAGTTCATGCTGCGCCGAGCAGTCTTCAGGTCATACCCCGAACGCAGTTCAAGGCCAGCCCTCTCGTAGGCTTCCTCGACCAATTCCCCAATGTCGGGGTTCCAAGTTGTCGTTCCGCTCGTAGCCATTTTCTATCCTAAGTGTGAGCCCCGCTCCAAGAGGCATACCGCCGATTACAGGAGCCGCCTGCCCAAATGCTCACGTTCCCCGCTATCTTAGTGCTTGCCTCTGTCGCCCCTGTTGGGGTCTTTCGGGCCTAGCTTTTTGGAACCCCGCCTATGGACCGGCTTGTTCCGGCCCCGGCTCTTCTTGGTGAAGAGCGGGACGTTGTTCCCGATTGCGTCTTTCTTTGCCATTATGCGTACCTGTCGGACTCACCCGCCGCGAGATATTCCTGATATTCATTATAGTTCGGGTCGCCCGGAGATGGAATTCCGATGCCCCGATCCCAGCGCTCATACTGTGAAATCCTGCGGCGGCGGCGCTCAACGGGTTCCGTCTGGTATGACTGATATGGCTGGTAGTATGCCGTCTGGTACTGGTAGTTCTTGCCGCCAAGTTCCTGCGTTGGGATGCCCGCGACACCAGCGTTTCCAGATGTTCCGCTCGGAGTTTCAGAGGGAACCCCATAACCCGTGGCAAGCTGCTGCTGCTTGAGCGGATCAAGGCGCTCATAGGCGGCAACAGCCTGACCGGGCTTCGCTAGGGTTCTCATGCCGCGCTGAACTTCGGAGAAGGCATCGCCAAACTGTCCGGGGAGCTTGCCCAAAAGGCCAGATATACCGCCAACTATGGTAGTTCCAGCCTTTGCGAAGATATTTCCAGTTATCGGAGCAGTAATGCCAGTGACGGCAGCAACCTTGACCTTCTGATCCGTGGTAAGCGGATACTTCTCATCGGTCATGCGGGCGAACCGCATCTTGTCCATGTACTCCCTCTGGACATCTTCCGGCATTGCTGCAAGATCTTCAGCGGTTATGGGAGTGCCGTCCGGCTTTGTGGGATATCCAAACTGTCTGGGTCCAACGATTGAGCCAGAGGGGTAAATTCCGTCTCCATAAACATCTTCAACAGCAGCAAGTTCTACGGCGGCGGGGCTAACGTCAACGCCGCTCGGTAGAGAAGAAATACCGGCAGGTACGCCGCCGATTTGGCTGGGAGAAAGACCGGCATACGCAGTCGGATCCTGCGCACGAGCAAGAGCCTCTCGACGAAGGTTTGCCTGATCACGGCTGACCGCCGACATTGCCTTTCCTTCGTCAAAGTGCATGTAGTCTTTTGAGAACTCACCAGTCTCAAAAGCTCCTCCCCACCTCTGATTCTGGAACTCGCCATACATATCGGGGTTGTCATAAAAACTGCCAATCACGCCAGTTGCAAAGTCTCTGTATGGACCGGCAAGGGCAGACTGAATCTTTGCCGCCTCAGATGGGCTTCTGTACCCGCTGCGGACACCGCCAATGGGATTATAAGCCTTTTCTCCTATTTTCTCGTATCCAACGGGTTTGCCGGTAACTGGATCGCTGATTCTGATGTCAATCGCCTGACCACGAGTGTGCTGCGCCGAGTCCCCGCCACGAAGTCCGCTGAAGTAGTCAACCGGCTTCATGGTTCTCAGGGATTCGTCGGCAATGGCTTGATGAATCTTTTGCGCGCCCGGAGTAAGCTTGTTCGGGTCGTAACCCTTCGACCACTTCTCCATTGGTACGCCATATTCCGTCAAAAGATTTGACGGAGTAATCTCCGTCGAGAACCTGCTCGGCTCTGTCATTCCCGGGAGAGATAGAGTCCTCTCGCTAAACCCACTGTGATAATAACCAGTCGCGCCTAGCCCAGAATCAGTCACCGTGGTTGGCGGTGTATATGTCTGCTGGGCGATATCAGAGATAGTCCCGGCAATCTGCCCACCGCCAATCTTCACCGGCACATTCATTGGGCCGACGTTGATCGCCGATATGCCGCCGTTGGCAATGTCCTGACTAAGGGCCTGCTGACGGCTTGCTACCACCGCATCCTTGTAGGCGGCCTCCTGCTGTACCGCAGCATCTACGGGGTTTTGTCCTCCAGCCACGGACGTTGGCGCAGCAGTTGATGGATCTGAGGCAGAAGACTGTATGCCTCCCACTCCACCGTAGTCACTGCCTCCGTAATCGCTGCCGCCGTAGTCACTGCCACCACCGCTTTCGCTTCCAACATCATTGTAGCTGTTGCCGTCAAATCCGCCATCACCGCCGCCCTGATATCCGTCGTAACTATCCTCGGGAGGGCGTTCGTTGCCCATAGATGATGCGCTGTCGTCGGCAAAAGAAGGAATCCCCTTCGGACCACGGCGGGGTCCGTTACCATTCAAACGCTGAAGCGCCTGCATCTCTTGCCAATTGAGGTAGGCAAGATATTCCTTTGGATGGCCGGATCCGGGGTTGTATGTGGTTGGGGCAGTGACTTTCTTCTTGCTCATTTCATCCTCTTGGGACGCCGAGGACGACGCTGCCGCCGAGCCTCTGACAAGGCGATAGCGACCGCCTGCTTCGGATTTGTCACGCGCTGGCCCGAGCTAGACTTGAGGGTGCCGACCTTGAATTCGTGCATCACCCTCTTCACCTTGCCGGGGCGGGCAATCTGCTTGCCCATATTTCCGCGAGACATAGCCATCATTCACACCGCTTCTTACGATGGTTCCACTTGCCGTTGCGCTTTACGCAATCACGCCAAGCGGCCTCCTGATCAGGAGGCATTCTTTTGGCGATGATTGGCATCATTTCCTTAGCGACATGCGTGACCAGCCCGAACCAGAAGTCCGGGCTTTTCGCCACGAAATATGTGCCAATCGCCAAACCCAACACGCAGGCGATCAGTACGACCGCCTCCGACATCAGACCTTCTTCTTCTTGTCAAGAAACGACCAGCCGAGACCGACCAGTGTGATGACAGCGCCGACGGCCTCGTTGACAACAGCCTGATCGGCAATGCCCTTGGCCGCGACATAACCACCACCGAATGTGAGCAGGTGGCGAACGAAACCGAGTACCATTTCCTTGTTCATGCGAACTTCCTATTTTGTGCCGGGGTATGATTTCCACGGCAGTTGGTAGTGGGGGCCGTCTTTGAACGTAGTCCAGTCCCCGCCCCACTCAACGGGAACCTTTTCTGCCTTGGCCGCAGCCTTCATGGCTGTGGCAATCTTTCCGTAAAGGGGCCAGTCCCAGCGGACGGCACCATCAATATATGCCACAACGTCAATGGCGTGGCTGTATCCATTGGCCGCAGGAATGTGGCGGCTCTTGAGCGTCTTGGAGGCACCCTTGCTCACAAGGATCTTCTGTTCAGCCAGTGTACGGACCCCGCACGTAATGCCGAAGGTGAACTGCTTGTCCGTCCAGTCCTTCGCGCAACGGGTCACAACGCGCACCAAATCCGGATGTACGCCCTTGAGCCTCGAAAGCGATGTCTTGCTAAATTCCATCACGAACCCTGAATTACGGCGAAGTCTTCCTTGACGAGCTTCGCGTCCTGCGCAAATCCCAGCCATTGATCAGCCGTGAGAATGACAACGGTTTCCGCGATTGCGCAGTTCTGCTTGTCAAACATTGCAACCCCGACAGAGATCGTGCCGTCGGGGTCCTGAAGAAGCATGACCATGAAGTTGCCGACATCAATCGGCTTCTTCCCGGCATTAGCCCTGTTGATGTTTACAACGCGAGCCGCCCGCTGAGCAGCCTCCGATTTCGCAAGCATGACAATCGCGCCGGTATCACGAACGATTTCGGCGAACTCTGAAACGGGGACGCACTCCTGAGAGCGAGCAGGGGCGCTGAAAGCCAGAAGGGCTGCGAGAGCGAGTATTACCGACCGAACGGCCATGCGGACATTACCTTCGTGATGAACGCGGCAATCGCAGCCGACGCCCCGCCAACCATCATAAGCACTTTCCAACCACCTGTGGCCTTGTCAAGGGTGGCGCGGATGGCCTTCACGTCATCCTTCACCTCGGCCACGTCTTTCTCAAGGCGTTCAACCTGCACTTCCATACGGGCAACCGAAATTTCAACCTTTGTATCCATCTATGTCACCTGAACCGTGCCGTCTTCGCGGCGATTCTCTTTGGTTGAGGGACGAACTGCTTCCCGGATTTTGTCCCGGCACGTTTCGCCCGGGTTGTCGCTGCATATTCAGCGGATGTCAGTGCGGCACGGGCCTTCTTGGGGAGGTAGCGCTCTCCGGTCTTGCCGGATGGCTTGCCGCTCTTGGTTCCCCAATCTTCCTTCGTCCACTTGGACATGGACTTCTGTGCCGCAGTCTTCGGGCCGGTATATCCACCGCCGCGCTGCTTGTAGATCTTGCCAGCCAACTGCATCGCTCTGGCTGAGTGCTTGCCGCCCATCTTCGCCTTGGCTTCGGCCTTGGCACTTGACCACAATGCTTCGTTGGTGCGGCCCATGCTAGCAAGCCCAAGCTCTGCGCGCCTTACGGAGGCGGCTGTTTGGATCCTTAGCGGCATTGGGCCACATCTTCATCTGGCCAGCGGAACGGGCGCAGAAGGACTTCTTACGCGCACCGCCTTCAGGCTGCGGCGGCTTGAGGTTCATGCCCTGTTTCTTGGCAGAAGCACGACCTTTGGCATTTAAGCCGCCTTTGGGATTCTTGCCTTCCGATCTTTGCCAAGCGGGGGTTTTATATGGCATTTCTTTCCTCCGCTACCACCATCCGACAGAACTTAACCACGTCAGAGTGGGAGAATTCGGCCTTGCAAACATTGTACATGTAAACGACAATTTGAACGTTGTCTTTGGAGTAAGGCTTCGAGCTATCGACTCGATCTATGGATGGAACCCAAGGATTGCAGGCATGAGCACCGACCCTTTTTTCGACCAGATCAAACGGTATCCCGGTTACTTCGCACCTTCCAGAAAGTATTTTTTCCTCAATCCAAGGAGCGCCAAAATCAAGTTCTGGCCAGCCATTGGACTTCGCCCTTTTCTGAGCATTTCCATAAAGCCTTTGCGCCCTCAACTTAACAGGATTTTTTGCGGCCCACTCAGCTTTTGAGCATGAATTGCAGACACCAGATTTACCCTTCCCAAACGAGACAACGGACTCATCGCCACCGCACATTGTGCAGATTAATTCAGCTAAGTTGCAGAAGGCGGGAGACTTAGCCATTCGAGTTCTTCACCAGCAGAAGGATGAACATCGAGGATGCGGCGTTGTTGTTCGCCGAGGCGAAAGCCTGCGCCTCAATGGTTGTCTTTTCGGGGATCACAATCGGGTACTCGAAGGCGTAGTCGGCGGCACCGTTGTTGAGAGTGACAATGGCAGCCGTGATCCGGATGTCGTTAGTTCCGCGAGTCATGAGACGGCCAGTAACGGAAGTATTCCCAGACGATGACCCCGTAGAGAACAAACCCTGCTCAAGGTACGCCGTGTAGCCAGCGGGTACAGTGTAGCTACCCGTAAGCCGCCTGTTGTAGTCGTAGGCGATGATATCGTAGACGGTCGCAGGAACTCCCGCAGTCACAACGCCAGTGCCGAAGTAAATGTCGCCCGCAGCGCCGTTCAGGGAACCGGCTGTAGCTACATAGGCATCGTTGATGTGCAGATACGAGTTGGTCGTCAGAACGGCGGTCTGGCCGTTAAGCGTAACGGTTTCCGTAACGGTGTTGTGGTTCGCATCAAGTCCAGAGATGTAAACGGTGCGAGCGCCAGTCCCGGCAGCCGTGTCGTTTGCATTCGCCGAGCTAACCTTCATCTGAAGGGCATTATCCGGAAACGCCAAAATCCCACCATAGGGCCAGACAGTCTCAGAAGACGTGTCGATGTCGGAGTTATAGCCAAAGATAACAATTGGCTGATGCCATGCAACCTGACCGCGAGCAACCTGAAGGTTGAACGGTTCTGTTCTGCCGAAGCGAGAGATTGAGGAGATTTCCGACATGCCGACTCCTTAGCCGTAGAAGACGGTTACGGACGCAAGATTGGTCATCGCAACATAGACGTTGGACGAACAAAGGATCCCGTCACCGGGAACCGTAACATTGCCGTAACCGCTCGCCGGGGT